CTTTGTTAACTAAACACCTTTAAACCTATCTAAGTCCGTAACTGACTAAAAACTACAACCATTAAATCTATTAACCCTGGAGGGTTCCTTAAAATGGCTTTTACAGAAAAGAAAGAACACAAACTAGAAATCATTCCACCTTATCAAATCATCCAATGCCGTGAGGCAAACATTGTCCTTAAAGATGATGTTGAAGTAGGTCGTACTTATCACCGTCATGTACGGGTTCCAGGAGAGGATGTAAGTGGCGATTGTGCTGAACTACAAGCAGTTGCTGATGCATTATGGACTACTGAAGTAATCAAAGCATATGAAGATGCCCAGAAGGCTAAAGCTCCTGTTGAACCTGTTGAACCTGCTGAACCTGCTGAACCTGCTGAAGAAGACTAACTAACAATCCACCCGTAAACCTTTATTTATTTTAATTATTATGTCAATGGCTTACGATCCATCTAGTAGATCAATTTCTAAAGTGCTCTATCATGTTGATCATCCTAATAACCCATGGTTCATTCCAACAGTTAGACACGGTGATGAACCAGATGCTGGTACAAAAGCCCAACGTCTAGCTCAATGTGATGTCATGGTAGGTTCTAGTCTTGGAGAAACTGTAGACGTATGAGTAGATTAGGTGAACCTTCATTTATTCCTTATATAAATCTACCACAAGCTTTATCTTTACCTGCACCAACATTATCTTTACCTAAAGCAGATATACCATCTTATAAACCCTTGACAGTACCTCCTAGTGATCTCAGGCCACCACCTGGTATCACATCAGAAGAAGAGGATACTGAACAAGCTAATCCCACTCCACTACCATCCATACCAAAGATTCCAGACATGAGAAACTTCTCTATACCTGGTGTTGCATTAGATATTCCATTACCTAGTAATGCAATTCTAATAACTGCTAGTAGTACTGCTGCTGTATCAGTAGCAGCTACACTAACTGCAACAGCAGTATTTAAAAGAGTAGTGACTGTAATGAAACCTGTGATCAAACAAGTAGTAACTAGGATTCAAAAGAAATTTGGACGATCAGAAACATAGTGTGTTTCAGGAGTTTGTTAAATTAGCAGTATTGATTTGGTCAGCAGCAATGTTGACTTCTTCATATATGGGATTCTTTCAAAAGATGGATCCCACATTTATTGCTAGTTTACTTAGCGGAACACTAGCTTCTTATGGAATTTCCCGTGCACAGAACGGTGATACTAAACCTAAGGACAAAAAAGAATGAAAAACTTATGGCTATTTATTCCACTCCTATTTATTCAACCAGCTACAGCTCAAACTGTAACTCCTAATTTCACTCAAGGGAGTATGCAAGCTACAACTACAACAACCCAAACAATAACAGAAACAGTAGATACAACAAAATATGGAGGTATTTATAACAGTTGGTCTGGTACAAACGTAACGCCTTCTGCAGCGATCAGAGATACGAACACAACGTTCACAGTACATACAGCAGGGGATCAATTTCAATTAGAGACTGTAATAAGGGCAGCAGGAATTATAGAGTTAACAGAAATAGACCGAACTATTACAACAAACTCTACCACTACCTCGCTTTCTGTCTTCTCGCAATAACACCAGTTTATGCTGAAGAAGAAGTTAATAATACTGCTAATCCAGTTGCAGCTGCTACTGGTAATGTAACCAATCAAGCAGTTCAATTTCAAAACAATGGTGCTCCTTCCCGTCAACAGATGGGAGGAGGTATTGTTTGTAATGGCAGTACAATGACATTTTCTCCATTTTATATGGGGAATAATGTAAGACCGTATGAGCAACAGGGTAATACTAATGGTAATAACTTCGGTGCTCAAATCAACTTCATGGTTCCATTAGATGGTTCCATTATTGAACGATGTAAATCTATAGCTAAGAGGCAAGATGAAAAGATGCGTCTTGACTATGAATTAGTTAGAGCTTTGAAATGTTCAGAAATCCAAAAGAAGGGATTTACTTTTAGACCTGGTTCTAGGTTTGAGCATTTATGTAATGACATCGTACCTATAGTTTCAATAACACAAATTAATGAACAAGAAAGCAACTGAGAATCAATTTAATGAGTTGCATAATCTAGTGACAAGTGAGTTTCTCTCTCGTATTAAATCGGGGGAGGCATCAACACAAGATTTAAAAGCAGCTTGTGATTGGTTAAAAACCAACGATATTTCTGGTGTCCAATATGACGGAACCCCACTAGATAAATTAGCAAGCATCATGCCAACAGTAGATAAGGACTTAGTACAAAGGAGATTGTATGGCACCAAAACGTACAAGTAATCCTGGTAGATCAACACGATACTACAGGAAGAATAAAGCATCTTATGCGAAGAAGAAAAAGTATCAGAAGAAACTAAATTCTACTTCTACTAAGAAGAAATATAGAAGGGAATTATCTAGAGAAAGGTATAAGAGAAAGATGAAGGGTGATAAGAGAGATCTATGTCATGTAGGTAAGAATCGAAAGAAACTAAAACCATGTAGTGCAAAGAAGAATCGTGCATTAGGTGGTGGGAAGCGGAGATGATTTATGGAAGAAGAAGATAAGGAAGAAGGTAGATTTCTAGAAGGACAGATGAATGCTATCTTTAATCCTCTAGAAAAGTTAGCTAATTCAAAAGTAGGTAAAGCAGTAGGTAAAGCAGTAGGAGCTGTAAATGAAGCCAGTTTAAATATCGGTGCTCAATTTATAGGAGGACAGTTAGGTGCTCCTGTAGTTAAATTTGCAGTTAATCAAGGTGTTATTGGTTATGACAAAGCTTTAGGTAGTCTCCATCAATTCATCTCAGATAAGACAAATATTGATCAAAGAGCAGTTGGTTTAGTAGCTGATCCCCTTAATTTTGTACCTGGTATTGGTTTAGCTGGTAAAGCAGGGAGGGTTGCTAATACAACTACAAGAACAGCTACTAAAGCAGCTTCATTTCAGCGAAAACTACAGAAAGGCATACAAAACTCCTTAAAAGCTGAGAGAGGAGCAATCCGAGTAGGTAGTAAGAACAATAAATTAAAACAAGTCATAGATGGTCTATCCACTAAGGTACGCAAGCCGAATGGAAATGGAGTTACAAACGGCCATGCCTCTATTAACCCACTACAAGATCTTGTCGGGGAGGCAGATAAACAACTTAGGAAAACATGGAGAGAATTTGGGACAGCATATAAAAAGCTGAATCCTGAAGCCTTACCTGCTGAGATTAAATCTGCATTTGAAGAAGCTCATGGCTTAATGACTGATACTATGGGTGATGTACATAAGTTCGTGCATACTGGCAGAAAAACTGCTGATGGAATTAGAGCTATTAAAACAGAATCGGCTCTAGATAAAGCATGGAGAAGCGCAAAATCAGACAAAGCCACCCTTCGTAACGTTGTCAACCCTGAAGATGTCGCAAACCTCAACAAACTTAAAAAGGAAGCTTCTAAACAGAATAAAGAGTTTAACAAAGCAAATAATTTACCTTCTAATCACCAGCAAGTGATGGTTGAACACGCTGTAGCTTTAAGATGGAAACGATTCTGGGAGAAAGCTACACATCACCATAATTCCCCAACCAACCTATACCTTAGTGCAGATAAGGCAATTAGAGCTTATAAGGATAGAGTAGAACAGTTTCTTTATCCATCTAAAAGGTATAACAAAGAAGGACGTTTTGGAATTATCTCCACAGCTGAAGATGTGAATACTATTCATCTCCATGATGTAGAAACAGGTAAAAACATACTTTCTATACCTGTACATACAGAGAACTTCAGAGACCTTATCAAGGAAGCCATCTCTAAGGTATCTACAAGCCCCTAGAAGGTGCCTAACTATCCACTCAGGTATATCCTATCCAAAACACAATTACATGCCCCTTATAGACGATTTAAATGCTATCCGAATCAGAATTTCAAAAAATAAGGAATAACCCTAATGCTCAAAAGCTAGCAGCTACTCTTGTCTACGCTGAACACAGTAAAACTGGAGATGATGTTTTAACTAACCCTGAAATCTATAACAAGAGTTTTGGTTATCCTTACAATAAAAAAGAATTAGACCTAACAAAACCACATCCAGATGAAGTTTATTGTATTGGTGAATATTGTAGTGCAGCTGCTGGTGCTTTTCAATATATGCCTGGTACTTGGGAAGGTGTACATGGAAAAAATGCACCTATGACAATTGATAATCAACTCAAAGCACTATTTACTTCAATTAAAGGTGCGGGTGTAGATCCTACTAAACCTCTAACAAGAGAAACAGCAGCTAGGTTAGCTCCAATCTGGGCTAGCTTCCCAATGATGAATGGTCAAAGTAGATATGGTCAACCTGTTAAAAGTTGGTCTAACATTATTAATGTATATAACCGCTTTAAACCTAAGAAATGGAATGAACGTACAAAAGACTACCTAGATAAACAATACCCTAGTTCTACTGAAGCTAAACCTAAATCCTTACAAATTAAACCATCCAAACCTAAACCTAAACGTAATAGAAGAGGACGTTTGATTAATTGATATATGAACGAAACTCTTACTCTATTACAAGATGACTTTAAATACTTCCTACAAGCACTATGGTCTCAACTCGGGTTACCCTCACCAACAAGAGCACAATACTCAATTGCTGATTACTTGCAATTTGGTCCCAAAAGACTTCAAATTCAAGCCTTTCGAGGTGTTGGTAAGTCTTGGATTACTGGTGGCTTTGTTCTTTGGACATTGTTCAACAATCCTGAAAAGAAAATAATGATCATTTCTGCCTCTAAAGAACGGGCAGATAATATGTCAATCTTCCTTCAAAAATTAATTATAGAAACCCCATGGCTAACTCATCTCAGACCCAAATCAGACGATTCTCGCTGGTCCCGAATAAGTTTCGACGTAAATTGTTCACCTCACCAAGCTCCAAGCGTCAAAAGCGTAGGAATAACTGGACAACTCACGGGAAGCCGAGCGGACCTTATGATTCTGGACGATATAGAAGTACCAGGCAATTCTATGACAGAGTTAATGAGAGAAAAACTCCTTCAACTCTGTACAGAAGCTGAATCTATCTTAACTCCTCATGATGATTCTAGAATTATGTACC